AAGCGAATCCTCTTGGTTGGACCTTTGATTATAATTTTGACAAAGATGGACAATGGCAAAATAAAGCTCATGCTGCTCAACAGAAGCGTATTGTTGTTATTGGTGGCTTTGGATCTGGCAAAACACGCGGTATAGGAATGTCTGTTGCTGTTTGGTGTTTACTTACGCGTGATTTCAAGTTCTTAAATGCTGCGCCATTAGCATGGCAATCAGAATTGATGTATAGATTCATTCTTGAAATGGCAGAAGGCACCAGATTCAAGGATTTTATTTATAATAGCCCATCAAGACCTTATCCAAGGATAGAGTTAAGATACATGCTTCAAGGAATGTTAGCTCAAAGTACAATGGAATTTATGAGTGTTGAGAAAAATGCCAGCAAAGTACTCTCTTGGGAAGGTGATTGGATCAACATTGAAGAAGGTGGTTTACTAGAGGATTTAGGAGATGCAATTAGAAATCTCGGTTCTCGCTTAAGAGGTAGTATTAAAGGAAGGGATAGGCTAGGAAGGATGAGTATTATTTCTAACTCATGGGAAAATCCTGACCTTTGGTATAGATATGATATGGCAACATCTATGCCTGATGATTATCTCTCAATGACGGTAGATTCAAGGCATAATCACAATATTACAGATGATCAGATGAAAATGATGCTAAAAGATATTCCAGAAGACGAGCATGAGCAGTTCATTTCTGGTAAACGACCACAGGGTAAAGGCTTGTACTTTTCCAAAGAAAGCATTTATGATTGTGAAAGTCAAGTATTTGCTGACTTAGTTGAAGAATCGGTAAAAAAGGAAGCAAGAGGATACAAACTAGACGAATTATATGGTGCTGGTGTATACAGATTTGAGCTTCCCTTTGAAAAACATAAAGTATACATGCTTGTTGGAGATCCTGGCACTGGTGAAGCACCTTATAGGAACGCTCCCTGTCTTATGGTATGGGATGTAACGGACTTTCCGGAATCAAGAGCGTCCCTTGCTGCTTTCTGGTGGGGACAAGGAAATGGACAAATTTCCCCATTTGTACGTAATTTGGTGTATTATATGGGTAGATATAGACCTATTTACACAGGGATTGATTCTACAGGCACTCAAAAGAATATGTCACAGATTTTGTCGCAATTCTTAGAAAGTGATCGTACAAACAAGCAAAAAACGGAAGATTGGCTTGATGTAGACAATCTAAAGAACATGGAAAATATTACAATCAATGGGCTTGACTTTTCCGGAGCCAAAAAGACAACTTACTTGGTAATCCTGAAACTCTTTTTAGAAGCAAGATTGTTAGTCTGGCCCAAAAATATAGTAGGAATAAGGGCACAGTTATCCAATTATGATCCACTTAAAGACTCTGGTACTAAAACTAAACTCTCTCAGGACATTGTTGCTACGATGGCGATGGCAGCTTTCGCAATCCGCATCCACTTTTCTATTGATCCTCAAGAGATATTGGAGGGTAGGGATGGCGAAGGTACTGAAATTAATAATAATGAAAGCTACAGGCTTGCTAGACAACCTTATTCAGAAAGACCAGGAAGGTCTTAAAAGGCTTCTTAATAGGGAAACTCGTTACATTGGTAGAGAAACTAGACTAAAACGATAGTCAATTCATGATTTCTATTGTATAATAAAAACAGATTAGATAAGTAGATTAGATTAGAGGTGGAAATGGGTACTTATCTATGTTTTTTGATACAGCACACGAATACCTGGAAAGACTAGAAAAAAAGGATTCCTTTGATCCTTCACAGATTGATAAATTCCCATATGAGGAATATCACTCTAATTTGACGCGCTATTCACAGAATGAAGATTGGTTTACTGGTGCTGCGCTTGATGAATTTGAAGACTCCTTATTGGGGTCCGATAAAGTAAACAAGTTCCCTGTGAAAATAAATCCTTTTCAAACATCCTGTTTCAAACATTCCTATGCTTTATTTGGTGAGACCATGAATGATGAAAGACCTTTGGTTATACCAAAATTAGTAAAGGAAAGTGATTCTGATAATGAAATAGCAGAAAAGGGAGAAAGAATACTTAGCAAAGTATGGTGGGAAAATTCAGGAAGATCTTTACAGTTCATCAATGGATTACAAGCACAAATCTATGGGGGATGTATATTTAAAGCATCGTGGAGTTATTTCAATAAGGGATTGCGACAATATCCAATAGTAGTTGAATCTGTTCATCCTAAGTTCTTTGTTGGTATCCCACAATCGTCTAATAATTTTCTTCTTAGAGAAGCTTGGGTAGTAAAAGTTATTTCTCATGGAGAAGCTAACGAATTAGGAGTGCAAGTAGAAGATCACGATGTACCATGGTTAGTTGAGCACATTACACCAACTACAATGATTTCAGAAATAAACGGAAAACGTGTAAAACTCAATGTAGATGGTAGAGAGAAAGAAATTCCGGATGAAAATCCATGGGGCTTTGTACCTATAGTATATATCCCTCATTTAAGAGCAAGTGGATTTTATGGAATAAACCTGATTGATAATGCAATTGGATTGGTAAAAGAACTGAATCTAAGAACTGCTGACTTTGGTGATGCTATTTCGGTTGACTCACATGGACTTATTGGAATGAGAAACATAACAGGAACACCTAAGATCGTTCCACTAGTAAAAGGTCGTTATGGTCTGAATTTAGGATCATCCCTGGCAGGAATGGCAGAAAAAGGGCAACCAGATGCATTTGATCTTGGCAGAGTGTACGCAAGCCAATCAATGAAAGACATAAATGATTTACTTTATGAACATATTCGCAGGGCACTTTATGTTCCTGCTGTTGCTGATGGAGAAGATGAAGGATCACAAAGATCCGCATTGACATTATATGTACGTATGTGGCCTTTGATCCAGCACACGAATACAGAGCGTATTCATTGGACAGATGGTCTTAATTTGTTTAGCAGAATGATGTTGAAAATGCTTGCAACGGATACCAAAAAGACAGAAGTTACAGAAGAAATGACGAAGTTGTTAATAAAGCAACAGTGGGCTCCTGTTCTACCAAGAGATCGTGAAGTATTGGTCAATGAAGTTGTACAACGTATTGCGACTAATCTTGGATCACCAGAATTGCTACTTGAAATGCTCGGTGATGTTGAAGATCCAGAAGCAGAGTTGAAAAGAATTAAAGAGTGGATGAAGTATGTTGCTGAAAATACAGTGGCTACTAATAGTTTTGGAAACGATCCTAATGAATCAAGTAGTGCGAATCAACCTCAAAAGAAAGATAAGGAGATAAAATCGAATGGCTAAGAAACAAGGTGATGAAACTGTTGACGTTCTTGATGCAACTGTCGGTGACATTGCAGCAACCAACGTACAGTCAGCAGAACCCAGTGTAGATTGGGAAGCTAGATTCAAAGGGCTGCAAGGCTCTTATCAGACATTGAAAAGCAAATATGATAGTTCAACTGATTCTGTCCTGACATTACAAACAGAATTGGAAACTCTCAAACAAGATTCAACGTCTACGCAATCTAAATTGTCCCAAATAGAAGAACAACTTAATGCAGAAAAGGTGCAGGCTGAAAAGCTTGCAACCGAACTGGAAGGTGCCAAGAAAAAGAATGATATTTCTAAAAAAGTATTAGCGGATTATCCCGAATTATCCAAATTCTGGGCAGAAGACCTAATTCCTGTTGCTGATGATGTTGACGAACAAGTAAAGATATTTGAAAAGTTCAAAAGTAATCTTACTTCTAAAGTTGACGCTGAAATAGATGAAAAGGTAAAAGGATCTTCTCCCGTAGTTAGTGGTAGTGCACAGAAAATGTCCGCAGATAGTATTTACAAAGAAATGTCTATCTTGGCAGGAAGTAATGACCCTAAAGATAGAGCAAGGTACGCTGTATTACAAGATCTTTGGGATAAAGAGAACAATCTATAATAAGGAGTATTGATTATGGCTACAACAGGAGATTTTGACCTTTATTATAGTGATGAGCCTTTTTCGATTATGGATCAGAACCAGAGGGAATGGTACGATCCTGATCTAATTTCAATGTGGCGACAAAATTCTATTTTTCGCCCAATTATGGCTTTCACTAAAAACTTGATGGGTGTACGTGCAACGAAAATGCACATCAATCAATTGATTGATCCACATCCAGATACAACCCCGCTGGCATCACGCCAGATTTGGGCTGAGTCTATCCACATTGATTCAAGACAGATCGAAGTGGAATTTCAGCACAATGGATCAAAGATTGCCCTGCATAAGTATGATGACATGGTTACCTACTGGAAACAGAATGGTGCTGTTGGTCTTCGTCCCCTACTTCGCGGTACGCTTGGTCTGAATGAAGTTGAAATTAACGATATGCTGGCTCGTAATGCTTTGATAGATGGAGCATTGACCAGCGGTTATACCTTGTATATGAATGATGCAGAAGACTTTGGAGATGTTGGCATTACTAGTGCTGATCTATTTGATGTTGATACATGCCGTGAAATTTGGTTGGGAATGAGTATCCGTGGCGTTCCTGCGGCTCTTGGTCCTGATGGCAACCAAAGTTCTATCGTTGCGTTTACTTCCCCAGGCGTAATCTATGATATTCAGGGTGACGATGATTGGGTAAGCGTTCTGAATTATCACGATCCTGGTCGTGCTTTGCGGTACGAAGTTGGCATGTACAAGGGTGTTCGCTTTGTTCAATCGCCGAAACTGATCCTCTGGAACTGTGGAACAATCACAGCTAGAGCACCAATTAACTCATCCCGATCTGCTGGTGATGGTGCGCCTGCAAGTACAACTAAAGTTGATGGCGCATACAAAACTGGTCAGCAATCCTCAAGCATTACACACAACATTCAGGTTGGCGCATTTACAACCGGATCTGCTGCTTCATTGGCTGTTGGCGACATCATCACACTCCATAAGACGACAACCGATGCACAGGGTGTTACTGGTGGCGTGGATTATTCTGAAGGCACTTTGCTGAATAGGCGCATTATGAGCATTACAGCAAGTGGGAATAACACTCTACTTGGGCTTGATCTTCCTATCCTCATTGATTATGATACTGATCTCGGCGGTGGAACTTATGGTTATATCACCAAGGGACGTAACATTCATGCCACAATCTTCATTGGTGGACCACAGGCTATCGTAGCTGGTGTTGCACAACCTCCTCGCTTCTATACGAATGACCCGATTGATGACTTCAAAGCCATCTATCGTTTCTCATGGGATCAATACATGGGTTATCAGTTGTTCCGACCAGAAGTACTTGAAGTTGTGTTCAGTGCTGGCTCTACTCGGTACAAGGGTGCAAAGGTAATTCAGTAAATGAAAACATACGCTGAGATAGAACAAATGGTGTATTTGGCATTGGGTGATCCAAGTCAGGCTACTTATGAAAGTGCTCTGGTTTACATGGGTATAGAGGCTGCACAT